ACCGAGAGACCGCGGCGCTTTGCTTCTTCTTCCAGCGCCTCTTTGCTCCCAGCGCGAACGTCGAAGCGCACCGTCTTGATTCCTTCTTTCTCGCGATACTTCTTCATTGCGCGGACCGACACGGCGCCTTGGTAGTACTCTTTCCTCATTGCCACAACCCCTTTCGTGGATATTACTATTAGTCCCACATGTGCTTATGGCAATAGTCTGTCCACTCCTGCTCCATGTCAGCGATGGCTTTTGCGTAGTCCTCGCCGTCAATGATGCGCTCACGCGCCTTGCTTCCGGCGGATGCCTTGGCATAATTAGTCGAGCGGCTATAAGATTCCGCTTTGAGCAACGCAGCGGCGCGCGGGTACTGCTCTTTCAGCGCCTCAATATTCACCTTCGGTTCGGCGGGACGGATGCCGTCGCCGTTGTCGATGGCGCGCACTGTGTCATCGTGCCACTTGTCCCACTCTTCACGCGCCTTTTCAATCAGCTTCACGCCGGGGATATCGGCGCGGCGCGCTTCGCGTTCCTTGCCGATTCGGGCGGCTTCCGCGCGCTTCTCGGCTTCTTCCGCGTCGCGCTCTGCCTTTTCTGCCAGCAGAATCGTTTTGATTTCGTCCAGCACAGCGGGGTCAGGGCGCTTCATCGTTTTCTTCCATCCGCTTACGCGCATCATTCCGGCGTGTTCTCCGTCGGTGACGATGGAAAACTCAAACCGGTGGTCATCGTATAGCTTTTTCGCGGCAGGGGACAGCTTCGCGTAGTTTTCGGGCTTCATTTCCTTACCTCTTTCTGTCGGGGGCTTTATTTGTTGTACCGCCCGCCTGGCACTATGTATTATAGCATATACCACTGTATATGTCAAGAGGCAAATCACATTTTTTTAGATTTTTTGCAAAGAAAATCGCGCACCTTTCGATGCGCGACCGCCTTATTCCGCGCTCTGGATTTTCCGCTCTGCGTTACCAATTACGCGGAAAACGTGTTGCTCAGAATACGCCAGATTGTAGCTGATTTCCCGGACACTCCTTCCCTCCAGATACCGCATCCTCATGCACTGCACTTCCAGCGGACTTTCCAGCGCATCCACCAGCGGCGCAAGCTCTTCGCGCATCTTGCACAACTCGTCCCAGATTGCTTTCTTGCGTTCCAGCGCCTCGACGCGATACAGCAGCCCGTCCTCCGTGCTGTTCATACTCCCGCCCCCTCGCGGCGCGTCGCTGATTGTCCGCGTCAGCTTCTGCGCCCGGATTCGCGCCTGTTCCGCGCGCAAGCAAGCCATAGGATACCGCCTGATGAGATACCGCATCCGCTTTAAGTCAACCATTTTCCCCTCCCGCAACCGCCCACGATTATTTTACCCCTTCAAACGCCTTAACAATCGCTGTATACAGCGCCGGGCGAATCTGTCCGCTCATTAGCTCCGTGTACAGCATATCTTGTACCTTCTCGATTGCCCCGTTTGCCTCCTTCTCGCCGTTTAGCCGCCTGATTGCGTCCTGCGTCTCCCTGACTTTGTAGGCATCGTGGCGGCTTTTGCATCCGCGCGAAACGTTCCCCGCAAGCCGCTTGACGTTCTTTTCCAGCTCTTTCTCCAGCCAAAAAGAGTACCGGATGTCGTCGGTGTCCAGCATTGTCTCACTCTCCATCCATATATCGCATAATTGCGTCAATTGCTTCTTGGCAACCCTTCGCCACGACGCAGCGGTATCCCTCGGCAGTCAGCATCTTCATGCGCTCTTTCTGCGATGTCGATACTGTCCCGCCTTTCCGCCGCTTCATTTCGATAAAAAGCCCGTGTTCGCGACCGTTGGAGACGGGCAGGAAGATGTCCGGCACTCCTGCACGCGTCCCGGTTCGCTTCATCCTCGCGGCGGTTGCTTTGGCGCGATAACCTCCGTTCGGGATGGCGAACATACCTTTGAGCCACGGCTTCGTTGCGCTTTGAGCATCTGCCCAATGAAAAAGGGCTTCCTGCTCTTCATCTTCCGTTGGAATTACATCATCGGCATAAAGAGAACGCCGTGTAGTCCGCATTCTGGATTTGTACATTTTACCCATGCGCCTCCTTGAACATCAATCGTAGTGTATCGCTTCATCACTGCGTTGCAAACCGGGCAGATTGTCAGTGCGTTCAGCCATTCTTGCCTTTCGACCATGCTGCACCTCCTTTCTGCGCCTTCATGCACATTGCCGCAATTTGCACAGCTTCGCAAGCCAGCAGTGTAGCTGCCGCTGCTGTTTTGCTCGCGCACATCCGAAACGCATCTGCACCGTCCCGGCGATTTGCCAGCCACACGTCATTTGCCTTTTGCCGAACACGCTGCATCTCTTCATTCGCCTCCTCGATTTCCTTCCAGATGACGGAAAACGCCTCCGGCATGGAGTTAAACGTCTCTCCATGCTCTTTCTGCGCTCGAAGAAGTTCGGAAAACACAACCGTTACAATCTCATCTTGCAATTCTCTCACAACCATCATCACTCCTTATTGATAAATGCGCAAGCCACGCACACCGTAGCCGCCAGCAGACACAGCAAACCGATAACCGTCATTTTCATCCCCCCAACCACGCTGCAAGCGCATCCGCTCCGGCGTAAACAAGAATCGAAATGATACAGTTGACGAGCGCCAGCAGAATGTACACATACCACGGGCGCGTTTCCTTCGCCAGCAGGAAGCCCGTCAGCCCCAGACCAATCATCGTGCCGAAAAGCACCGCCTCGGGCAGCGTCACCATCTCCATCAGCGTTCCTCCTTTACGTCCCCATCTGCGCCTTTGCCAGCTCGATTGCCAACAGGTACGTCCTTTCATGTTTTGTGCCGGCATGAACTTGCTTGACTTTTGCAGCAAAGTCGTCAATCGAGCCGCTGAAGCATCCGCAGGAGACGTATATTCCGCCATCCGTGCCGCGATAAAAGGTGGTTGTATCGTCACGGCTGCCGATTGCGCCAATGGTGATGCAATCAGACGACTCCATTACACGCGCATTTCCCCTCACCAACGCCTTTCCTGTCACGCGCGCCTTTCCCGTCACGCGCGCCTTTCCCGTCACACGCGCCGAATCCGTCACACACGCCGAATCCGTCACACGCGCTGAATCCGTCACACACGCCGAATCCGTCACCCAAGCAGAATCCGTCACCACCGCCTCGCCCGTCACCCAAGCTGCGCCGTTGTGTGAAAGATTTCCCTCTGTTTCGAGCCAGCCGCCCAAGTCACCAGCCTTCACGTCGTGTTTCGGAATATCAATCAGTGCACGGATGCGATGCAGAATCTTTCCGCCGATTTCTTTTGTTTCGCCCGTCAGTTCGTACTTTTTCATTTTTACTTTTCCTCCCACGGCGTATTCGCCATTTCTTCCGGCGTGGGCTTGCGCAGCCAGCAGCGCCACGTCTCGCCGTAGGTGCAATCGGTGTACCATGTGCGTCCGCCGTCGAAATATATGCGATGGCTTTTATACTCCCAGTACGTTACATTTCGCGCATGTACGCACGGCTCGTCGTCTCCGTTGTTATCTTCAATCCATACGAGCGTTCCTGCGCTTACCGCAAGCTCTGCAAGGGACAACACACGGTTTTTGTTATCTTCATCTTCGTCCTCCCACGGCGTGTTTTCCCGCTCGTTTTTCGTCGGCTTGCGCCGCCAGCACCGCCACGTTACGCCGTACTCGCTTTTTTTCATGTAAATTCCGTCTTTAATGCCCATGTCGACTGCCACAAAGATAATGCTCTCGGCGGTTACATCCAATGGGCAGCATTGATAAATATGGTTTTTCTTCTCTATCCACTCTAAAGCCCAGTTCTCCGCATCTGCATCCGCCATGACTTCTTCCAGCGTCAGAACCCGGTTTGGCTCTTCATACCGCCTCATAGCCTTTTCATAGGCTTCTTCTAATGCCTCTTCGACCCTCTTCACGTTTGTCTGGCAGCCTCTTGTACTCGGGGCCATTGCATTGCAGTGTTTGCAATAAAAACGCACATCGCAATAATTCATTGGATAGTCAAAAAGATGTTGCATCTCCCATCCGCAGTACGGGCATTTCGGCATCGGCTTTTTCTCACTCATTCCCGTTCCCTCCATTGTTTTTTTGTTCTTCCTCTGTCGGCTTTCTTAGCCAAAACCTCGTTTTCATGCACTCTTTCGGCTCTTTTATCAGTTGCATTATTGTCGGTTGCGTCGCGTCGTACGTCCGCATTGGCGATTCCAGCACGATGAAGAAGTCTAAGAAATCATTTTCCGCGTACCAGCACAGCAGATAAAGCGAATCAATATCTTCCAGCATTGACCACACAAGGCGTTCTTGTCGAACCTCTTCCATCGTCAGTTCCCGATTTCCCGGATTGCAGAAAGGACTTGTCGCTGCTTTGTATGCCTTACTTTCTACATCTTCTGCGCCCCCTGCATATACTTGTGGCGACGGTGCGTTGCAGTTGGTGCAGCGATAGTATGCCGCATAAACTGTGTCGTTGTTGTTAAGTTTTCTCAGGCGCATCATGTATCCGCACCACGGACAACGCGGCAGGTTTTTGTTTTTACTCATTGTCGCTTTCCTCCTTTGGCGCTTCCGGGTATGGCATCCAGTGGGTGATGCTCACAGGCTTGTAGTCGTATGTTTCGTCCAAAAACTCCTTTTCTTGGTTCTCCCGCTTCGACGAACACTCGGATGTTTCCAAACTGTTCGCTTTCCAAAATGATGATTTTGTGCATGCCTTCCATCCTCCTATTCCTTTTTTAGGCAAGTATATCGCATGTGCGGCTTGTCGAAGCCCAGATGCACAAGCCCCGTTGCGCCGTTTCGATTTTTCCTAATTCGGCACGTCTGCCACGTCAACCCGTTTGCTTGGCAGTTGTGGTACATCTGCCATCTGTCGCTGTTCGCGTCCTGCGGTTCTTCCGGCTCATGCAGGATAAGAAACACGTTCGCGTCCTGCTCAATCGCGCCGCTGTCTCGCGCTTGTGACATGTCCGGCTCGCTTCTTGTCGCTTTGCCGAATCCCTTCTCGCTCTCGCGGTTAAACTGCGTCATACAGAGCAGCGGAACTCCTAAATCCATCGCCATCAGCTTCAATTCGCGGCTGATTTGCGTCACCTCCTCCGTGCGGTTTCCGCATTTCTCGTCGGCTCGCATGAGTTGGATATAATCAACCACAATCAGGCTCAATCCCTGCTTGCTTGCCTTCATTTTCGCCGCCGCATTGCGGATTTGCAAGGGCGTGACCGCTCTTTCCTCGATTGTGACTGGTAAATCTGCAAGCGCCTGATAGCAGGGCGAAATCTGCGCGAAATCTTCTAACTCCATCTTGCCCGTGGCGATTTTCTGCAAGTCCACACCGGATTCATTCGCCATGAATCGCGCCGCTATTTCTACCGGGTTCATCTCCAGCGACACAAGCAGCACCCCGCCGCCGTGCTCCGCAACGTACTTTGCCATGCAGATAGCCAGCGACGTTTTACCGACACCGGGACGTGCGCCGATGTAGATTAACTGTCCCGGCTTGAAGCCGCCCAGCATCACGTCAAGGTCTGCGATTCCACAAGTTACGCCATCCTTCTTGTCGAAAGAATTGGCAAGCATGAGCGACGCTTCGTGCATCGTCACCCCATCATTAACAGCGGTTGACGACTGTGCCGCCGCCGCGCAATCCGCTTGCAACGATTCCACCGACGCGCCGGGATTGCCTACATCTTGCAGGATTTTTCGCGCCAGCGTCGTAAGTTCGCGGCGTTTCGCGCACTCCGCCAAAATCGCTATGTACTGCCGGGACATGATAGGCGAAATGCCCATCTGTACGCATTGCATCAAGAGTGCGGTATCTTGGAAGTCGCATTGAACTTCTGCATCCAGCGTTACAAGGTCAACGCTTTTTCCCTGCTTCACAAGGCGCATGATTCCGCGCTGACAGGCTTGCATCTGCTTTAAGCCAAAGAGTGCATCAGACAGTGCGGCAACTTCCTGCGCCACGATTGCATCTTGCATCGCAAGCCCAATCAGGCTTTTTTCCGCGTCCTCGTTGATGTATGCGTCCATCTTTAACTACTCCACGCCCTCGCTAATTCTTCCAGCTTTGTCCGTACCTCTGGATGCTCTGTTGGCTGGTTTTTAACGCAGCTCATGAATACATCTCTTTGTTTGATTTTCGGCGGTTCGTGCACTTCAATTTCGTCCGTGCTATTTATAAACCTTATCGGGTGCTTTTCCGCCTCAATCCGCGCTTGCTCTCGTCGCTCTTTCTCCTGTTTTTCTTTCGCACGTCCATTGATTACACCCTTAAGGTATCGAATGTTAGGCTTCCCAGATTCCCCGGCGATTTTCACGCATTCCAGCACCTCTTCCGCGCCGTTGTCCGCCACAAGCTGGTTGAGCGTCTCCATCGTCGCCGTCGTGTCGGGGAATCCTTGCCTTTTAGCTTCGTCCAGCACATCGTTTGTGCCTTGCTGTATTTCTGCTGCTTCTTCATCGCTGATGAAGGGTGCAGGAGTGTGCGCTTCGGGCTTCTGCTCTGTTTCGGGATTGAGCTGTGCCGGTTCAGGCTTCGCCTTTTTCGGGCGACCGCCAGCGCGTCCGGCTTCCGCCCTCTCCTCGCGAATTTTCATCACGCGGTCGAACTCGCGTTTGAGCGAAAGATAGACAAAGATGGCATTCCCTTCCGGCGCTTTGCTTTCCCCGGACGTTGCGTAATTAAGATACGCCTTGATTGCTTTCCCCGCTTCTTCGTCCGTCAGGTAGGAAAAATCTTCTGCCATGATTGTCTGAATCGTCACATACTCAAGCTCCATTTGCTACCTCCATCAGCCGCCGTTAGAACGGCAAATCCTCGTTGTATACCGGGGTGTACTGCGGCGCTGGCGGTTGAGCCGCCTCGTGCGCTGTCTGCGGTGCATCCTGCTTCGCGCCGTCCAAGAACTCAACATCCTGCGCGAATACTTCCAGCGTCGCGCGTGTGCTTCCATCGTTGGCGGTGTATGTGCTGACGCTGACGCTGCCAATCACACACACCTTGCGTCCCTTGGCAAGATACTTTTGGCACGTTTCCGCTTGTTTGTCCCAAACGGACACGCGGAAGAAGTCTGCTTCCGCCTTTTCGCCCGGTTTCGCGCGGCGATTGACAGCAAGCGTGAAGTTGGCGACGCTCTTGCCGCTCTGCGTCGTGCGCAACTCAACGTCCCGCGTCAGATTCCCGATGATTATCAGCTTGTTCATTGCTTTTCCTCCCCAGTTTGTACAGCTTCGCTATTTTCTCGTCGATTTTTATGGGCTGGATGTGGTACTTTGCGTCAAAATCCGCCTGTGCCATCGTGTGGCACTCTGTGTGATGTACCCGGCAAAGCGGTTCGCACGTTAGCCCGATATGATTGATTTCCGTTCGGTCTGCGCCCATTCCGACGCGCTCCCAGTGATGGAGGTCTGACGGTCTGCGTCCGCAGACGGCGCACTGCTTGTGCATCACGCAAGCGTAGATGTACGCGCCGATGTCCTCCGCGTACTCCACAAGCGGCTGTTTTGTCGGAATGTCGTTGATAACGCAGAACTCAACCAGCCAATCGATGTAAAGCCGTGCGGTTGTCATATCCACGTCGGAGAGGCTGAATGCCTTGATTGCCTCCGCTTGCAGCTTGTCAATCCGCGCTCGCAGGAACTCCGCCTTGAGCATCGTGTTGAGGTCGCTCTTGTCCCCCCGTCCGATATATCCCGTCGCGGCTGCTATTTCGCCAATCAGCGCCCACGCCTTGCGCCGTTGCTCTGGACTGATTGTACGGCAGTCCTGCCAAAGCACCGTGACGGTATCGGATAGGTTTTCCGCATCGGGGCGGGCAGTCTGTATTGTCAGGCTGCCCGGTTGCTCGATGACCTTGCCGATTGTCGCAATCATGGCTCACTCCACGGCTCGCGTTTGGTTTCTTCGCGTGTCGGCTCTTTCTCCCAGCACCGCCACTTTGTGCCGTAGTCCTCTGTGTAGACGTAAAATGTACCAATGCTGATGTTGTAAGGTATAACGCGCCACGGGTATGCATCCGTTTTTAACCATGCGCGAATCGGGATGTTGTCTCGCAGTTCCAGCCACAAGCGCGCCGTCTTCTTGTTTTGCGCGCTTGCTTCGTCAAACGTCAGAACGCGGTTTCGCGGCTTAGTCGTCATGTCACTTTCTTCCTCCCTTGGCGGAAATTCTGAATCGCACGTCGGGCAACGAAGCCGCGCTGTTCTTCTTGCAATGTCGCGTACAACGTATTTCATTTCATCGTCGCAGTACGGGCAGCGCGGCATAAGTTCTGCTTGAAGTTTGTAATAACGTTCCCGTGCAGCTTTGCAGATTTTTCCTCTATGTGCTAAGTAATATTCTCGATGACGTTTTTGCAACTCTTCCTTGTGCGCTTGATAGTAAGCCCGCTGATATTCGCGATATGCTTCCCCGCGTTCAGCCATCCGCGTCAACTCGCTTTCCTGTGATAAACTCCGCTCTCGGCAGCGTCTCAATCCATGCGCAGAACGCCCTCCATTCCGGCAGACGGTGATTTCCACGCTGTTGATAGATGGTTTTGAGCTGCCGATAGTTGGTAGTCATCCGCGCCGTCAGCCGCAAGCCAACAGGCACGTTGTAGATGACTGCAAGATACCGTTCCTGCGTTGGGGCTTCTTTGTACTCCTCAACCATCTTCTCGATAAGCTCGATTGTTTCACGGCGCACATAGTCGATGCACTTCTCGTCGATGTCCATGCTCATAATGCGGTGCATGGTGGACTGGCTCGATACAAAATCCAGAAAATGATACCGCTCGGCTTCTACCCACGCCTTGATTGAGAACGTGAGGTCGAATTGTACGACGATTCCAGTCAAAAACTGGTCGTGTCCGCTACCAGCTAAACAGGTTGCAAGCGCCATCGTCCGCTCTGTGACTTCCGCGCTGCAATTCTCCGTGTCGGTTGCCATCGGATAGTGGCTTGCCTTTATACTCGACGCAAGCCCCATGATTTCCACGTTGCTGACTACATTCATTTTCTTTCCCCTTTCTCAATTCGCTCCACCATATCAAACGGGTCGTCGAAATCCAGCCGGATTCCCGTCTTTTCCAATACCTCATCAATCAATTCTGCCGTTGTAAAGTACGCGCCGGGTTGAAGATACTTTTGCGTTGCCGTCAGCATCCGATGAATCCGCTGTGTGCCGAAACCGAACTCCTCTTTCATCGCAAGGCACATTCCGGCGAAAATCATCTTGATTGCATGGCGTTCTGCATCCTTCGCTCCGCGCTCATACTCGCGTTCGTAATCGATTCTCTGCGTGGCGTGGGCCATGTCCCGCACCGCTCTTCTGCGTTCTGCTCGATTCATCACGATGCCTCCCGGAAATTAGCTTTCACGGCGTCCATCATCGCCTTTGCGTCCGCCATCGTCATCTCTTTCGTCGGAATGTTGCGGACGATGTTTGCTTCCACAAGCGCGGCGCGAACTCTGCTCAACTCCTGCACATCCATGCCAATGTTTCTGCACTCGCGCTTGATATAGTCCGCCGGCGTTTCCGTCTGATTCTCTGCTGGCTTGCTCTGCTGCTGCGGCTGCTCCGGTTTCTTCTGAGTTTCGTGCTTTGTCTCGTAGCTTTCACTGTCCGGGTCGGTCATCTCTTCTGTCGGGATGCAAAACACTTGGAAAAGCGCGTATTTATAGGCAATCGCCATCGCCTTATTGCTTGCTTTGTCGCCGCTGTCCATGCCCTCGCCCAGCGTCACCGCTTCGACAAAGCTGCCGTCGGTAGTGTAGAAGCGGAACGCGATTTTGAGGAGGCTGTAACGCAGTTCTCCGCCGTTCGTCGTTGTCTTGCTTTCTCGCGCCTGCTCCAAAACCTGTGGAACAGTAAAAATCTTGTTTTTCGTCAGGATAGGCTTCAGCGCGTTCATCACATCGTCGATGCCGCGGAACTTGAATCCCTGCTTCTGATTGTACTTATCCTTTGCGATTGCGGAAATGTCCGCCATCGCCGCGCTGATTGCGGCGTAAATCTGCCCGTTTTCCATGCTCGTTCCTCCTGTCAGCACTCGTACCATCTCTGATACTGGTCGTTGATGTACTTCTCCCAGCGCCAATCCTCTCCCGTTCGGCTGGCTTCATCACCCCTCCGCACGGGCTTCCTGCACCCTCGCGGCACTTCGTCCGTCTGGCTGCATCCGCAGTCGCAGCGCTCCCCGCTATCCAGATATGCGCCACATAGGCAGCAGCGTCTTGCCATTTTGCTCACCCCTTCTGCACCGCGAAAACCGGGTCGCGCGGAATAATCTTGATGCCGGGTACGACTTCGCCCGTAATTTCGTCAATCGCCTGTCCGTTGTTCTCTGTAATCAGCCCTTTCAGCGCAGTCCATTTCAGCTTTGGCACATTCTCCACGCAGGACGGCGCATTCTCGGCGCACCACGCGATAATCTGTGCATCGTCGCGCTCGTACTCCGGCGCTTGCGCCTTGCGAACAAGAACGCCGCTCGGCAGCTTGTACTTCTCGCTGGTCTTCGTCGCCTTGTGCGGAACGGTGTCGAAGTAGCTTTCCAGCAAGGCGGTGAAGTAGGCAATCCGTTGCTGCGTGATCTTCTCCACTCGGTCACTTTGCTTCTTGTAGTACTCTTTCCACATCTTCGCGGCGTTTTCCGTCTCCATGATTTTGCGAATTGCCCAATCCGCCTTTTGGTCGTTGTCGATGCTGAAGCTCGCGCTTTCTTCCTGCTCGGTTCCCTCGATTTCTTCTATGTCGTCGGTAATAAACTGCTCCATATATGTTGACTTCCTTTCTTTTTTGTGTTAGAATGGTAGTGGCTTAACCGCCACATTACCCTTTCTGTCTGCTCGTGTTCGCGCTTTGTACCCGCGGCACGGGCGCTTTTTTTATGCCCTTCTCCGGGCGATTGTGCCGTCAGGGTTCATCAGTCCGCGCGCCACAAGGTCGTTGCGCTTCTTTCGCTGGCGGACGACCTCGTTCTCCTGCTTCTGCGTCGGGTAACGCTTGCGCCGCTCCATCTCCTGCTCAAAGTCGCTGACCGTTACGCGGATGGTTTCGTGCGCCTTGCCACCGATGCAGATGTGCGGCATTTCGCGCATAAATTTTCGGGCGCTCTCCTTGCTGATGCAGAGAATTTCGGCGACGCGCTCGGTGTTGAGGTACTGCGTCATTTCGCGCCACTCCTTTTCTCTACCCTCGCAAGTGTGTCAGACAGGCAGGCAACCGCCTTTTTGATTAACTCGACGTACTTGTCACGGTTCATCAGGTTGTCAATTTTCCCGTCGTCGCTTACGTCGCGTTCAATGGCTTCCTGCAATCGCAGGATGTCCTCGATTGCGTACCGATTCCGCAGGACACTTCCCATCGTGGTTGTGTTGCTAATTGGGCTGTAATGCCGCCGATAACTGTCGCTGTGTGAAAGCATCCAGCGATGCCACAGCATAGGGCATTTGTACAGCTCCTCAAGCTGGTCGATGACTTCCGGCGATGGCTCTGCTTCGTCTCCTTCCCAGCGGCGGATGCACGATTCCGATGTGTGGATTTCCTGCGCAACTTGCCACAAGCGCAACCCTGCTTGCTCTCTGGCGGTTCGCAGCTCATAACCGCGAAATTCCGGCATTTACTTTGCCCCCTTCTGTGCTATCATTTCCGTAGGCGCAAGGGCGAAAGCCGTCGCGATTACCTCCGCGATGAAATTGCCCTGTGCGTCAATCTCCCCCGCCTGATACCGTCCCGTCTCGGACAATGCGCGGCTATACGCTCGCTCAAACGTCAGCTTGGTGATGTCGTCCGGCGTGTTGATGCCCGCCATGTTGCAAACAGCGTCGTAGACAATCCGCATTGCGGCGCTGTCTCCAAGATGGTTGCGAATCTGCTTGACTATTACCGCGTCGATGGGGCACCAGCGCAAGCCCTTGCCTTCCTCTGGCTGCATCGTTACCCCGGTTGCGCGTTGGAAATCAGTCATTCCAAAGCGCCCCCATCTTGTCGCTGATTTCTTCAAGCAGCTTATTCATGATGTCTCCGTAGACAACGTAGGCATCAAATTCGCCGGGGAAAACCTTCTGAAAGGATTCGTAGTCCTTCGCCTTCCCGCTCCGTACGTCCATCCAGATAATCTTCCAAATGCGGTCGGCGGTGCGCTTGCTGTCGCAAGCGTTGTCGAGTTCGCGGATGATGCGCGGCGCATTGAGCCGCAGCGTGGTTTCCATCGTGTGCTGCTCAAAGAGTTCCTTCCTGGCTTCCTCGTCCGGCACGATTTTCTCAAGATTCAGGATTTTCATTTTCTTTTCCCTCCCTTAGACGGCTACCGTCGTCTTGTCCATCTCGTACTTAACCGCCAACAGCAGGGCTTCCATCACATCTGCGTACGCGCCGTATGCCTCGCTGATATAGTCCCAGCTCCCCAGCTTCGCAAACTCATCGCGCGTCATGGCTTTCAGCTTACGCGCACTCTGGCGAATGGCAAAAATCGTCTTGTTCGCGTCACAGCGCGATACGCAACCGCCAAGGCACTGGCTTTGGATGTCCTTGCCGTACTCGTCCAGCAGACGGTTCGCGATTTGCACCTTGATAACTTCATTGCTCATTACGATACCCCTCCATTTCATGCTCAACCGCCAACAGCAGGGCTTCCATCACGGTCTCATACGTGCTGTATGCTTTGTTGATGTCGTCCCAGCTCCCCAGCTTCGCAAACTCATCGCGCGTCATGGCTTTCAGCTTCCGCGCGCTATGGCGGATGGCGAAAATCGTCTTGTTCGCGTCACAGCGCGATACGCAACCGTAATAGTTTGCAATTCGCGACTTGATAGAATCCTTTTCCATTGTGATACCCCTTTCTGTCTTTGCGCTTTTCGCGCTGTTAGTCGATGAGTTCCCACCAATTCACGCCAAGCGTCGGCGCAAGCCTCTTTGCGGTGTTTGGTGTTACGTTCCTTTTGCCGCTATCAATCAGCGACAACATGGATTCGGAGATTCCCGTGATTCTGGCGATGTCCGCCATTTTTAACCCGCGTCGTTCTGCAAATTCCCGGATATTTGACAACTTTTCTCCCTTCTCCGACTTTACAACCGGTAAAGTTTTTTCACTAAAAAATTGATTTTCTTTCTTCTTCGGGAGGTGGTGTTTGATTTTTCACCCGTCCCCGTGTTAGACTACTTGTGCAGGATTCTGTTTTCGCCGTTCCCCGTGCGGGGAGCGTGGATTGAAATTACGCTGATGTAGGTTGCTACCTCGCTAATCAGCCATAGCGCGGCGATGAATACGATGCTCAAGCCCAAAAAGACGAATCCTGCCGGGTCTGCGTGTGGCATCTCCGTGTCACTCCTCTCTCCGTAATAGTTCCCTATGGGAAGTGTGAAATACGTCCTCCAGCGCTACCAACACTTTGTAGGACGGGTCACGCTTCCCAGTCTCAATCATGCACAGCATTGGTACATTCACACCGACACGCTGCGCAACGCTTTCGCGCGACCAACCGTTTGCTTCGCGCATCCGTTTCAGTTGCCTGTACATTGCTCTCCCTTCTTGCTTGAGGTAATTTCTCGACTTACCTCTGATAACATTATACATTCACTTTGCGTGAATGTCAAGGGGTAAACCATGTTTTCACGCGAAATTTTTTCTTCTCGACTGACTAATCTGTGTAAAGAAGCTGGCATTACAAACGCGGCGTTTGCCGATTCCTGCGGCATCACTCCCGGTGCGTTGTCGATGCTCCAAAAGGCAAATCGTTCGCCAAGTGTCGAGCTTCTTTGTAAGATGGCGGACTTGCTCGGCGTGACGGTTGATTACCTTGCCGGTTGCGACGGTGCGCCGTCTCCCAAAGAGACAGACACGCTCTACTTGGAGATTTCCGCGCTTGCTCCGTCCGACCGGGAGGAAGTAATGCGGTACGCTCGCTATGTCCGGGCGAACCCGCGCAAGTGAGGTGATGCACCGTGCCGTTCCCGGAAATCCTGCTTGCGCTTCGGCTCTCGAACGGGCTGACCCAGCAGCAACTTGCAGAACGCGCCAACGTCGCAGAGATAACAATCCAGAACTACGAATCTGGAAGAAGCAACCCAGTTCCGACACGGCTTCTCGCAATCGCTGATGCTCTCGGTGTTTCGCTCGATACGCTCGTTGGACGTGACGAAAATGCGTTCTCGCCGCCCGACTTCGACCCGCTGATTGAGCAGGTAAAATCTCTATCTGCTCCACAACGTGCGGATGTGATGAAGTACATCGAGTTCATCAAATCCCGCTCCTGATTCGCGTTTGCGCTGGACAACACTCTACAAGGACAAAAGCGGCGCTCTGAGCGCTTCCAGCCTATCAGGTGGGGAAATACCAGTCCCGACGTGCAAGCGCTCCTGAGGGCGTTTTTGTGCGAATTAGACGTTGCTTTCGCGCAAAGCCCTTTTTGCTTCCGCCTGTGTCGCCCAGATAACCGTTACGCATCCGGAACGCTGGACGTGCGTCTTGATAGGCACATACCCGGCATCGGCTAATATGTGCATATCCCGCGCGGTTGTCCGCCGCGTCGTGATGGTGTACTTCACCCGGTTTTCGATGTCGGGCGGGTTGACGTGGTACACTACTTTTCGCTCCCCTCAATGGCGTGCTGGATGATGTGAATCATCTGCTGGTTGACGCTTCGGTTTTCGCGCTCTGCAAGGACTTGCAGCTTGCGATGAAGCCCCGCGCCCATTCGCAGTGTGACTTTCCGGCTGTCTGCCGTCATTGTGCCGTCACCTCTCTTTTATTATATAGTGCCGTCACCTTGCTGTCAAGGTGCTGACCGAAATTTTTTTGAAGGTGGTGATTCCCTTGCCGTCCGACCTCCCGAAGTTTACGCTCCGCACCGACAAGCAGACGCTTGACAAGTTCCGCGTGGTTGCGAAAAAAAACCTGCGAACCGTCAACCGCGAATTGGAGATGCTAATGCGTCAGCATATCGCGGACTATGAGGACAAGCACGGCGAAATCGTCCTCCCTCAAAATCAGGAATGATTGCTATGCAGTCATATCCTATGCAAGAATGGAGGTGAGTATGCCTTGCTTGAATCAGAATATCGCCTCTGCCGTGACTTTCAGCGCGGCAAACAACTTTCGGCGGAACAGCTTGCGCGGTTGCGTTCATCTGGCTTCTTGGAGCCACCGCTATGCCCCGCAGACATTGAAGCACGTCCACCGGACTATGTACCGCAGTTAAACCGTCATGCTCTGGAAGAGATGGACCGGTATCGGTCAGGTCGCTTTCGCTTATTGCTCGAAACTTTTGATTCGCTTCTGCATTTCTTTGATTCGAGGTTCTAACTGCCGTTTGCTCTGATACACGTACACCTCCAAAACACGAAAGGGGTTTCACGATGAAGAAGTTTGTTTCCGTTCTGCTGGTTCTCTGCTGCCTGATGGCTTCCTGCGTCCCCGCGTTTGCCGAAAGACAGCCGGTACAGGGCGGATTTACGGATACGCAGGTTGTCAAATTTTTATCCATCCTTGATGATAACATTTTTGACTCTGTATCCATATCATCCAACATGGACAACTTTGACGTTAAAATTATTGATGACGATTTTGTTACCTACAAAAACTGCTACCCGTCCGCTTTTCAAGGGCTTATTGATGGATATACTTCGCTTTTTGTCCAGTTTGCACGCTATATTTGGCTTAATTATAGCACCAATTCACAGCTGACGGTAAAGTTTGTTGACGTTACAGATAAGCAAGAGTCGGCGTATTATACCTTTACCGCATTCAATGGTAAATTTTCGTGTAACACGCCTTATGTTGCAATCAGCAAAAACAACAACTATGTAAAAGCCGGAGCGAACCCTGCGATACTTCGCGAACTTATTGACACCTACGGGGTTTTTAAGGATGACTACATGATTTTTTACTCTGCTGATTCCGGATACTCTATCACTACTGATTCAATTTACCCCAGCATATTTACCGACTTGTTAAATGATGAAGATTCCGCCTCATTGAATCAATGCTTGGAGTTCCAGAAGTACCTTTTATCAAAGCTTGTGGACAGGCTACCTTGCGACAAAGAGAAGCTGAAAATCACTGTTTTATTTCAAGCCCCAGATAGTGATGGTTATATCGGCTATATCGGGTACGATTGCGGAAATCTCTCCGGTCTCATCGCCCCCTCCTCAACCAAATAATACCCTAATGTCCACTCCCCCCAGCGCGTCGGCAATGCGAATTGCTGTCGTAACGTTGGGGGTTCTCTGTCCACCCTCGTAGCGCTGAAACGCAAGCGTCGAAATGCCAACCTCTTTTGCAACGGCTTCCTGCGTCTTTCCGCAGAGCTTCCGTGCTTCAACCATCCGAACGTTTCTCAACCTTCGCCCCCCTCTTTCTGCATAACCGTTCGGTAGTCTTATTATAGCACTACCAAACGGTTATGTCAAGCGTTTTTTGGAGGTGCTTCATGGATTTTCCCGGACGATTAAAGCATCTGCGCCATGAGCGCGGGTTGACGCAGAAACAAGTCTATTCTGCCGTTGGAATGTCAGCATTGGGATACCAGCGTTATGAGTACGGCGAACGCTCGCCGTCTTTTGATTGCCTGATAGCCCTTGCCGACTTCTACGGCGTGTCCCTTGACTATCTTGTCGGGCGTTCCGATGACCCCACGTTCACGCCGTCCGCCGGAACTATCCCTTCCTCCGCCAGCAAGGACTGAATCACCTTTCGCGCTGTCAGCGTCCACATGGCGAACAGCCGCACAGTGCCGTTCTCCGTTTTGACGGGCTTGTAAGTCGCCATGTCGGCGAAGTTCCCGGCGACCACCCAAGTGCCATCGGCGCGCTGTATCTGGATACCAGCGCGGAACAGTGCCTGATTAAACTCGCGTGTTGTCATGCCGTACTGCATCGCCAGCTTTGCCGTGCTGATGGGCTGCGTGTCCGTGATGTTTACTGTCGGCACGTCAACCTTCTCGCTGTAAACCTCCGGGAACGCCTCTCGGACTGTGCATCCGAGGGCTTCGGCAATGAGCTTCATCGCGTCAACCGTTGGGCTTCCCTGTCCGTTGGCGTATCGGTAAATAGTCGTCTTCGATATGCCCGCCTTTTCGGACAGCGCGGCGACGCTGATTCCTTGTACCCCGGCGACGTGGAGAAAGTGCCGCAGCTTTTCAGACATCGACCTCACCACCGAACAGGGCTTCGACCGTCGTGCCAAGCGCACGGGCAAGGCGGATAGCGTTATGCAGTGACGGTGTATGTACACCCCTCTCATACTGAGATACAAGGCTCTGCTGACATCTGAGCACGTCTGCAATCTGCATTTGCGTCATGCCCTGATTCTTGCGAAACTCACGCAAGCGGTTAGCCATCGTGCCACCTCCATATGTCAAAATAAATTTATTTCACGTCTGTATTATATTTCTTTCAGTTCTATTTGTCAAGAGGGTGAAAGAAAAAAAGTGTGGTGTAAATATATGGTTTTGTCGGAACGTCTTGTAGAATTGCGCAAAAAAAAAGGCGTCAGCCAACGAGCTGCCGCAGAGGGTATTGGAATCCAGAACGCTCAATTGAGTGGGTATGAACGTGGTGCGAACGAACCGTCCGCCGCTATGCTTGCCCGCCTTGCCGAGTATTACGGCGTGACAACCGACTACCTTTGCGGACTGTCCGACAACCCGCAAGGAACGTCTGACCGCCCGATTCTCGACGCAACCTGCGAGGCGATTATCGCTAAGCTGATGGGCGCGCCGGATGACGTTGTGCGCGAGGCGATGGACTACGTTGAGTATCTCACCGCGAAAACAGAACGTCGGATGCGGCAGGAGCGCAAGGAACGCGATAGCTTAAAGCGCATGGCGGACAAGGGCGACCAGAAGGAAGAACTGTAACCAGCAGGGGAAGCAAGGCGGAGAAGTAAGTGTGATTATACACCCACGTCCCCGCCTTGTCAAGCCCCTGCTTTTAGTTGCGCAAATGGTTGTCCGTTGCATTTTGTTGATGCCAACAAGATGGTTTCTGCACCATTTCCGCGAAGTCACGAAAATGGTCTGCCCCGAAATTATCATCTGCGTAAAACCACGAAGCTGACCATGCTGTGGATATCCGCAAAATGGTGCTCAAAAAAAAAGACCGCCACCGCCACAGCGCGTCAGCGTTTTTTCTTTTCTTGTTTTCTTTTTACATTTACATTTTTATTTGATTTATATTTGCAAAGCAAAGGCAAAGCAAAAAAAAGCAAACGAAAGCAAAGCAAAAGCAAACAAAAGCAAACGAAAGCAAAATTAAGCAGTGCTTTTATTTGTTTTGCTTTGGTATCTGTTCTCTATACTCGTTGAAATTACTGCGTTTTAGGCGTTTTGCCTGAAACGAAGCGCCTCGTTTTCTGACCTTCCCTGACTTTTTAAGCAGAAAAATCGGGAAAAGCTGAGCGCTTCTCACACGCTAAATGTTACGATTTTGTTACGCTTAAAATGTTACAGGATTGTTACACCAAACCCGGATAAGCAAATTATAGCTCAGCTTTTCTTTGCTTAGCTTTGTTTTCTTTTGCTTTTGTTTGCTTTCTTTTGCTTTCTTTTGCTTTTGCTTTGCTTTCTTTTGCTTTCGGATTCGATGCTCTCCGCAGTTCATATTGTTTATATATTCATAACGTTTCATTTGCAGAAATTTTCTTTTCAAGCCACGAAAAAAATTCCGCTTGCAGGTCATCCGGCAGTTTCTTCACCTTCTCGACGAGCGTTTTAACAACAAACTTTTTATCAAAAACAGGCATATTTTCCTCTCCAGTCGCGTATTTTTTTACCGTCCACCGCAATACCATATGCTGA